GAACATACCATAAATTATCAGACCGCTCTCAGTACCTGCTTTAAAGCGTTAAAGTGACACTGTGTAAACAATTTAGACACAATTCACTTTAGTGAAGTGAAGCGGCAAGAATAAGAAAGAGAGCCCCGGGGATTCAGCATACCGGACGGACTCTCTATTGTATTATTAGTTATTGTGTTAGACGTTAGTTAACAGGGGCTGATTGTACAATATTATAATTAGATTTTAGTGTAGTGTCTTTAATATCTACGGCGTTTTTAATTACATTGAAACAAAATTGTGAATTTTGCGGTTCTGTCTCTCTAGTTGGTAAATCATTATAGAATGTAGTTGCTTTATTATTAGTGATGGTTACACTTCCAAAATAATCTCCGCTTGTTTTTTCAATTCTAACCATTAAATCAGCACCTAAAGTACCAGCATCTAAATTTAGTCCATTGTTAAAGCAAAAATTACCATCATATAAAGTAGCTTGGTCGTTCATACCTATACGAATACCAAACTGTTTGCTAAGTCTGCAAATATTATTGCTTACTTTATTTCCAATACCTTCAATTAAAATACCCGTTTTACCAAAACTTTGCACCATGTTAGAATCAACCAAAATGTTTTCAGTTTGCACTGTGTGGATTCCGATATAATATGTATCGGCGATGTCATATATAATACCAATTAGCGTATTATCTGTTATAGTGCTTCTATCTATTTTTTCGGCATAAATACCGCCATTACATTCAGTAATAAAACAGTTGTTTATTTTTAATTCGCTACCGCAAGAGAAACTAATTCCGCGACTAAAAGATTTTATAGTACAATTATTAATACTTATTCTATTGATTTTAGATTTATCAGCATTTAAGTGATTGCCGATTCCACAGTAGCCGCCTGTATTATTTCGTAAAGTAGCTTTACCAATAATCGTACAATTAGAAATTTTAATATTTTGCGTTGGGGAACTGTCATAAGGTCCGAACCACCGAAAACTACCAGCATCATCGCAAATATCTAACTGAATACTTTCAGTAGTGCTACTTGCGCCGCCATATTCCGTTATAGTACAATTATCAATATAACATTGTGCGCATGAATTAAATGCGATTGAATGATAACCGCGGCAATCATGTAAGTAGCAATTCATAATACGAATATTATTACAATGTCCCATTGTTATTAAGCTACAATTTTCAGCATTTTCTCCGCTAATTTCAAGTCCGTAAAAAATAATATTTGTATTAGCTTGGTCTGCTCCTATAGAACCGTCAGATTTGTTTATAAATAAGCAAGTATTATTTTTATTTGCATGAATATGCGCATTTTTTCCAATTAGAATTTTATTAGATGGAACATTTAATCTATCACATAAATATTCCCCACTGTCGAAAATAATAATAGCGCAATTAGAGTTTAAAGCATCTTGTATTGCTTCTGTATCATTTGTAACGCCATCGCCTTTTGCACCATATGTTTTAACACCTGTTATTCCATTAGTTAAGAGTCTAAGGTCTAACGTATGTTTTAAAAAGTTTATAATATAACCAGTTGCATTAACTTCATTATAAACAGTGTTTAAAGTTCTTTTACCTTTATAAGTTTCTGTATATGAATTTTCAAATTCATTTGTAACATTTCCAACAATCTTTGTATTTTTAGAATTATTATAAATTTCTGTTACCGCGCCGCCCCGGTTAATGGTTGTCACGCCGTTAACGTGTACAGAATCGTCCCCGTCAATATCAATCTCGCGACTGCCAGTAACCTGTTCCGTTAAATTGCCGTCTGAATCTAACAACATGTCTTGTGTACTGTGTAAAGTTACATGGCTTGCCGTTTCTGCAATATCCCCAGCGTTTACCGTATAATCTCCACTAACATTTAAAGTATCATTAATTAACTGCGCTACTCTATCTCTACCGTAATAGTTAGACAATAAACTTTCAATCGTTGTTGCTGCTAAATTAGTTCCAACGATATACCTTGACCCCTCACTAATTGCCCTAGTAACACGGTATAAATCCCCATGATACCAGACCAAATCATTTACAAGTAAATCTTTACTAGCGGTTTCATTATCCTTTTCATTAAACGCCACGCTAGACATGATTTTATTATAAATCTTCTGGTAATCAAAAATTACCATCCAGTAATTTTTATCAGACAATAAAATTCCACTTGGTACAGCGTCTTTACTAATATAAGCGATTCCGGTGTTTTCATCTACAACTACAGTATTAGGTGCATACTGCGTTGTAATATTCCACTGTAAAGGGTCTGCATAATGAATTGTTTTGTAATCAATCGCCCGTTTTAATTCATTTTCAAATTTCTTTAGAATACTAATAATCCAGTCTTGATTGAGTTCATGAAAATTTGTATATGGATATAAGTCAAACATAAATTACCTCCTACCAAACTGTTATTAAAAATCTCTGTCTAAACTCATTCATAATATAATCAGAAAGATTGAATTTTACTATTTCTCGCTCTTCTCTAATCATCTGTTGAGTTGTCATCGTTCCTATATTTCCGTGAATCCGCCCGTTATGCGTCCCCGTATTATTTTTGGTATTATCAACATTGCTTATATTTTTAAATTCACTTTCAGTTGTATTTGTATTATCACTTTTTGTATTCTGTTCACTAGCATCTTTATCACTCAGCTCATCATCAAACGCGTGCACCTGCGTTTTAGAATTATCTTTAATAGTACCATCAAAAGTATTTGTACTTGTACTATCTCCCCCCGTCACAGTTTCGGTTATTTCTTTTCCCGAATCAGTGTCAGTCCACTCTTCCTGTCTATCGTAGTTTTCAATGGCATTGTATTCATATTGAGTTGTTTCTTCCAGTTTTTTCCAGTTAGGAAGTTGAATACGACTCCATATTCCAATAGCAGTTTTTAAAATTTCCGGTTGCGAATACAGAATCTCAAGTTCTGCATAATTTAAGCAAAGATTCTGTATAAAGTCTGTTTTATTAATTGATTCTGGTAATTGTAATTCGTCAAAAATAGAGTTATCGTAGTTATACATTCCCAGAATTGATAGTAGGTTTCCCCTCGACATTTGCTCCCCCTCCTCTGCTTTCTTTAAATTTAAGTTTAAAACTGATATTAGTTCCAAACATTTTATTGACTCTTTTGGCTGATTCTTCTAAGCTGTCAGCAATCAATTCAATTTTAGTTTGTGTTTCGACGTTATTGCTATTAACCTCATCATCCGTAAGCCGTTCTTTCTTTTCAGTGTTTGCGTTAGGGATACCTACGTCAGTATCAAACATTAACTTTAACTTCTTTAAGTCTTCAAGTTGCTGACTTGCGATATAATTCTGTTTTAGATTCTGTGCGAAAGTATTCCACATCGGCGTTCCATCTTCACTAAATAATTCTTTACCAGTGACTACACAGGCTTCGCCAGAAGTAACTTTATCAATCATTTTCTTAAATGTTTCAGCGATTGATTTGCTATCAACCCCGATAATATAAGAAAGTTTTGAGTTAATAATATTAACGTCTATTCCCTCAGATAAGAGTGCCATTTTTTCCGCGTAAAACTGAATTAAATCATAAATTCCGCCGAAATCGGGGAATAATTTTATTAATTCAGTGTCACGATGTATTCGAGCATCGATTGCGTTAGGAATTAACGGGTTGATGATTTGCGCCGTGGTAGGTTGATACATAACGTCAAAACCGTATAAATTACAATGCTGAGGAATTACCCCGAATTTATCTGTGTTAATAACAGCTAAAAACCCAAAATAAACCAATGTATACATAGTGTAATTGTACGCCCATGTTTCCGGCAATTTAACTTCCCACTGTCCGAGAAAATCATCAATTAAATAACGCTCGAAAAACTTAGTCAACGCTATGTTCTGCGTGTGAATTGTAGACGGATTTTTTTGTCCGTTCACAGCATTTATATAAGTATAATCAACGGGTACGCCCATTATATACACCTCCCTAATTTAAATAACAGCCATATTGGGATATTCAGCCCTAACGGCGGTCGTGGCGTTGGTGGCGGAACTGGTTCACCACTCAACACTCCCCACCAATAAAGCGCGCTACTTCTTCTACTTGGTTCAGTTTTTCTAGCATTTTCCGCGCTAGGACGCTCATAATTATACAGCCACACACTTGCAAGCGTTTCCGGGTCGCTTTCCGATATTTTAAAATCGGCATAACTCATCGGATATTTAGTCGTAGGATAATAGTCTGCCTTTGCATCAACAAAAATCATCTGTGCGTATCCGTCACTAGGCAACCCCGTTTTATCACTAAAATTCGGCGCGTAGCCCGTTGAATTAATTGCAAAAGGATCGTTAATATATTTCCCACCGGGCGTAAATTGTGTGAAACCATATCCTTTATTGCGCCATGGACTTTCATTTTTTGACGGTACTCTATCAGATTGCCAACGCCACGGGTTCATGCCACCCTCATGTGATACATTACCAAGCAACCCGCACACAGCATTTACTGTCCAGCCTAAGCCGCCTAATACTTCATAGATTGATTTCGCATTATCAATAGCTTCGTTGCTAGTGTCCGCATATGCTCCGGTTGCTTTAGCGTGCCAGTTACTCATAATAAAAACCGCCCTCCATATATGATTTTATCATTTGATTTTCGTAAGCTGTGCCGGGTAGTGACACATCGGCATCGGCTACCATAATAAAGCCCGGAATTGTATTGATAACTTTTTCTTGACATAGAGGACGACCCCGGTGTTCTAACGATTCGGCTACTAGCGGGAAAAACTGTGCTTGAAATCTAGGCTTAAAAGAAAAATCCGAAGTGCTTCCAGTACTTCCCGAAGTTTGCAGCTGTGGCTGAGCTGATTTAATACTTGATTCAATACCGCTTGCAACACTTGATATAATTCCACCAACATTTCCTGTAGTAATTGCCTGCACTGTATTTGCCGCCGAGCCTATAGCGGTACTAGCCATTCCTAAATAATCAACAGCCATTTGTGATAACTGTAAAGGTACCGCGCACATAGAATCAAGTCGTGTAATTACTGTATTTAACTGTTCATCGGTTGAAATTGTAAGAGTGGCTTTTCCAGTAATCATATCTACATGATACGATACATATAAAGTGGATTTACCGTCTAAAAATGTTGTATCAATCGGTAAGCCGCCCCAAGGTTTAAAATCAAGACTGTATCTGCTATAAGGTGCTAAATTAAGATAGCTACCGCGCGTTACAGCTTGTGGATGCTTTGGAATTGTAATAGAATATGTTTTGTCATAGTCATAGTCAAGTAACTGAGTACAACTTACTCCGTTCATTTCCCACCATCCGAATTTAAGATTTTCTACTAAAATTCCAGACCCTTTAAATTCAAACGGAAACCAGATACAGGAAGTTATATATTGAAATGGGTTAATTAATGCTTTTTGTAATTCGACAGAAATTTCGCCCACATCAATGTTTAACCAGTCAGCACTTGCCATGAGAGCTCTATTTAATTTATTTAACTGTGATTTAGTAAAGTAATAGTAATTTACACCGCCCGAACCTTGAGAATCCGAATTGATAATACCTAAAACGTAAGTACCCTTATTCCAAGACCGCGCCCACGGATTCTCTAAAAGTTGTGTATTTGTAGTGATTCCCGTGGTAGTAGGGTATAGACTGTCAACGATTCCGCCGTCATATGTATGAGACGAGCGCAAAATATACTGAGTTGACGCTCCAATAAAACTTTTCCAACTTGCCAATACGTCGATTTCACAACTAGCCCACCAAAGACCCTCATTCCAAGTCCAATCACGAATAAAATAATGCCTGCCGTATAATCCGATTGACACATAATTATACATATAAATATCGCGGGTTGTTTTAAAAGAGAGAACCGGGGAAATAACCCCGGAACTCTGTTTTAAATTACAAGCAAGCGTTATATTATCTTCGCCGCCATCTGGAATTTTGGTTGAGTTTTCGCGCTTATTAAATTTTCTTAAAACAACCGTGAAACTCATGTGAACACCTCCTAATCTAAGAGTAATACAATACCGTTTTCTGTTACATCGTTCCAATATCGCTGATTGAACCTGTACCAAATATTAGAATATTCTCCAGCCGCGTTGTACGGTGTTCGTTTAACACTTCGACCTACTTCGGTAATACCAATAGCCTCCTCATCAAAAATAACTCCAAATACATTATCATTACTTACAGCTTCAGGTGCGGTTACTACAGCTCCATCAGCCCCGATATAAGATGGAGTAACTTGGATACTTCCAGGTGTTTTGGCTGACTGCCAGAAATTAACGTCCTCATGGTCGATTAATTTGTAATATCCCTCATTAAAGGCATCTGTAAAAATACTCGTTTTAGTTCTGTACTGTAATGGGGTATACATATATGCTTTCATTCGGTTATACGGGGTGTGCCGTTTGATAGCTTTACCTGTAATATTTAAATGGTACATTTCAGTTCTTTCGGTCAGCATCGAACACAAATACTGAATGCGGGCGTAAGCCCACTGAATGAATGGCTTAAAATTATCCGGGTATAGTACAGTCGCGCTTGTCAATTTTGTACCCATCGCCGCGTTGTATTCAGTAACCAGATGTACAACACTATCGCCACCAATGTTAATTTTAGCCGCGATGAAGTTTGTAAGAGTGGCGCGGTCGGCTGTTTCTCGCGCCTGTTCAAGTTTATCAGACATATTACCTAAGACCATACTCCAAAATCTTTCAAGTTCCTGCGGCGTAGTAAAAGCAACGTCAAGCTGTCTGTCAAAAATAGTTAAATAGTCCCCAAAGTAGTCAATACCGTAAAAATTAGTCTGTAAAACTTCCGGCTTGCGAACTGTATACTGGTCGATAGATTCTCCATCAGTTAAATCCAGATATTTGGAATCAACTAGATCTTTGTCGATTGTCTGCAATTTTCGAATATGATTGCCGAACTGCTGATTTGTTTTTCGCAGTCCCTTAAACTTTGCTGTATAAGGACGCGTGGAAAAAATTGTGTTACTCAACACCTGTGAAATAGCCCCCATTACAGGGTCATAACCTGTTTTTAAAGTTGTCTGCGCCTGTGCGATAAACGAACTAATATCGGTCGCCGCAATGTTAGTTTTGCCAGTAACCTGATTCTGAAGTGTGTTAAGCACCGTTGCCATTTTAGTTAAAGTCATGTCATTTGCCATTATTTATTACCTCCTTTGAAATCAGTCGGAATAGGCGGCGCAATCATCTGGGCAATAATATCGTCTGTAGACTGTGGCTGTACCGTCTGAATCTGCTGCCCAATAAGATTAGTTGCCTGAATCGCTCCGGTTAAATTTTTAAGAGTCTGAATCAAATCCCCGTTATCAGGCTGAACCTGTGGCTGAACCTGTGGCTGAACCTGAGGCTGAACCTGCGGCTGAACCGGTGGCTGAACCTGTGGCTGAACCTGCGGCTGAACCTGTGGAGAATTTACACTTCCAAGTGCTAAAATCTGCTGTGCGGTAAATCCTGCCTTTGCAAGTAATAAAATGTCGTTCTGTGTCATGTGTCAAATTCCTCCTTTAAATAAACATTACCGTTAATATCAACCGTAAGTGTTTTTATAGTTCTAATATTACCGTCTTTATCAAGGTAATAAATAGGACTGTAAATATCTACTTTATTAATATGAGCATTATCACATAGATTATCTAAGCAACAATATAAATTATATACAGTGCTTAATTTTTCACGTGAATCTAAACATTCCATAAATTTTAGACCTTTCATACTCTAGGGTACAAATTTTATCTTTCTGATTACCGCCGATTGCAAAAACAGTTTTAGAACCTGCCTTATTATCTAAGTAAGCGACCGACACGTGTTTCGAACTGGTTTCAACCATTTTACTACCAGCCCACAAGAAAAATAAAATATCATCTTTTTTAATGTCGATTGTTTTAAGCTGTTCTGCATTGTAAAAAGTCCCTTTGTTAGAATTTCTAAGTTTTACCATTAATGTATAAACATTATCGGATTTTACATCTGCTAAACCAAGCTTATTAATGATATATGATACCGTAGTAGCGCACCAACTATCCTTAACATAAGAACCGTAGTACCATTTCTGGATGGCTCCTACTTTAGAATCCCATTCAAGAGCTGGTTTCATTTTTTCCAATTCATCTGCAATAGATTTTTTAGCAAATGTTTCACGTGGAACATATTCAACTCCATCAATCGTTACTTTCATTCTCTTTCATCTCCTTTAGCATAAGAGATAATTCATTCAACGCCTGTGTATTGTTATTAATTGCCGCTGTAAACAGCTTTGATTCTTCCTTATGGCTGTTCATCTCCCTGTACCATAAGAAAAATAATGCAATACACAACGCTACAGGAACTCCTGTGTTACTGATAAAGTCACTAATAGCCGCTAAATCCATTGAACCCTCCTATTCTACACCCTTATAATAGGGAGATACTCCGGCGCGTCCCCGCGCGACGGACACCTTCCGGGTGTTGGATATTCCGCCGTTTCGTATATCTCCCTGTGATTCTATGATACTACTTTCAGAATATTTTGTCAAGTCTGATTATTCAAAATATTTTGTTAACAGCACCTCACATAAATATTCTTCGAAATCGATTTTGTTCCTAAGATACGCTAGCCACACATACGCAAAATCACGTTTAAATCTAATTAACGATATTTCGCTTGGTTTATATTCCGGGCAAGTGCCCGCTGTATGTGTACTGGCATAGTAACGACCGTTAGACTTGTGTTTGTAAATAGTGAGTTCCCCAACATGGACGATTGGACGATATTCCTTTAACGATTTAGGCTTGGCTTGAAAATACTGCGAATCCAAAAACACATTGCCTAATGCCATTTTGTTATATTCATCATTACCACCGACTTTGTACAGTGCTGTATTCTTTTTCATTTCCGCGATGGGGGAGGACTGCGGAATAATTAAACAAATACCTCTATCTTTATTAATATAATATTCTTGCTTGTTCTCAATCATTTTCATAGCTTTTGAAATAAGTCCGAACTCCATAAACATAGGATTCGCCATTCTATCACTATTAGCACAGCAAACCATCTGAAAAGATTTTTCCCCTTTTAGTTCTCTATTTCGGTTGATAGTTTCAAATGCGTTTCTAAAAGCGAACCCCTCTTCCTTAATTTTTACATCGTGCGGCTCTGGGATAAACTCATCATATAAACCGATTCGATAACCTTGTCCAGAAAATCCCCTCAGGTTTTTAATGGTTGATAGCGCCATACACAATGCTAAAACTCCGCCATCTTTGCAAAGTTTGCCGTTCTCATTCGTGTACGATTCATTAATAGTATATGACGAAGTTTTCTTAATTGGAAAAAAATTATAGCTTTTATTAAAATCCGAATTAATAGGAATGAGTGGATTATATTCTTCAGTACAGCAAGCATCTAACTGTGTTTGTAATCGTCTCATATAAATAAATGGTTGTGGGTTGTCAATTAACAAATCTTTTAATGTGCCGTATGTCTTGCCGCTACCACGGGTATCTACTACAAAGGTAAAAGGTAAACCCCATGATATAATTCTAGGCATATCAACCCAACCATCTTTGTTGTATATATTTAGCATAATAAAATAAGCGGGGCTACTGCCCCGCCATTCCTCCTTTCTAATAGGATAATTATTTTTTAACTCGCGCTTTCTGCTCCTCATCATAATTGATTCTCGCTGTTTCGAGTTCCTTGTCAATTCTTCTAATTAAAAGATAATTGGCTCTTAAATCCTCTACAGGCTCACCTGCCGTCATAGCATCCATATAAGCGGTGTAAACTTCATTTTTGATTGCATTATATACTTTTTCTTCAAATTTATACATTCTTAATTCCTCCTAATCTACTAATACAATATTTAAAAATTCACGTCCTGCTTTTGTTACCCCTTTGATAACCTTGATGATATTAATTTCTCCAAAATCATCTAATAAGGTAATAAGTTCTTTTCTAACCACTCCGCTGTTAGTTGTGTAAACAACTCCGCTTTTATCCTCAAAAGATACCAGTTTTACCTCTTTTCCGTCTTTATCTGTACTAGTGTAGATGATAAAGTTTTCAAGTTCGATAATCTGGTCTACCGCTTCTTTAAGCGGTTTGGCTTCGGGGGAACGTGTCAGTTTGTAGAGTTCCATTTTACTAAGTTCTTTGTTTGTTCTTTCGATTGTCATTTTTATACCTCCTGAAATAATTCTGGTTTCTGTTACATTATTTATTATAAACCATTACATTTATAATGTCAATAGATTTATGATAAATTAGCAAGTAAATTTTTATATTCATCTGTCAAACTCATGTTATACGTTGTCGGTCTTAAGGTAACGTTAGAGGTTATTTCTATATCATGATTTTCAATTCGAATTTGTTTTGTAATCGGATTGTCACTATACACCGTTTCCAATCTGCCCGCATCTCTAAAAATGAATCCGTCACGAAAGGCAGTAATACCGCCATGTGCATCAATTTCCGCGCCACCCTTTTTCTTTTGTACGCCCGAAACTGTAATATGTGTTTGCGATTTTCCATTTTCTGTATAAGCATATCGTTTCGCTCCTAGTGTTATAAAATTGTCATAATAGCCGTCATTTTCGTAAATTTCCATAAAATGTGTTACACCAAATTTATCCGTGGCGTAAGCACCTGATTCTGTTGACTGTTTCATTTTACGATTATTATATTCTGTAAAGTCTACGTCAGTTATAAATTTATTACTATCCGTATCGCCATAAACCCAAGCATCTGGATTTAACCATATTCCCTCGTGCAATTCATAACGCGCGTTTGCGGTAGTCCAGACACCCCATTGATAAGGTAAAAATGCCTTTTCATTGTAAGAATCTAAAAGTTTGTTTTCAGCTTCTTCGCGTTCTACAAACCCGGTGCCGTAAATATAATCTATTGACTGCTTTACAGGGTCTTGTGCTGACATACCGTAAATACTATTCAACAAGTTTTTGTTTTTGTTATAATAAATTTCTTGTCCCTCCACATTTTTTAGTTCCGTTTTATTTTTATAGTACATTTTATTTAATTCGATAAGCGGCTTCGGAAGTTTACCGTATTTTGATATATACACATCATAAAAATCTATTTCGTCAAAATCATACTCACGAATTAAAATTTTAAAATCAACGTCGGTTAAAGTTGTTTCTGTATAATCAGCATATAAAATTCGTCCGTTATCATAAACACCATTTTGCGTAGCTCTGCATTTCGAACGCGATAAATAAGGGTCGGGAAATCCATCTTTAATTCTTACATTATATAGCGTACAATGAAAAACTATTGCACGATTATTTTGTAAGTATTTATAAAATTCTTTCGGTTCAATTTCTCCCTTAAATTTAAACGGTTCGACTGGATATAGACCGTTACACTGAACGCCGGGATAGCTGCTAGAACGATCCTTGCTAAACACGCCTTGTAAAAGTTTACCAGCAAAAAATCTGCTTGCGTGTGTATCCCCGCCCCGAAATGCCTCACGAAGAAGCTTATATACTTCATAATTTGGCATAAGCGATTTAAGCCATGTTTTATTTACACTTCGCATTGCCTGTTTAGCATCACGCCTAACATAGCCTGTAGAAGTTAATGGTATAGTGTATAAAGTATCCATATCACGTTTTAATTCGGCTTCGATAATTTCTACTGTTGCTAATACATCATTTATACAATAATGTACTTCATATTCGGTTAAAGGTGTCCACGGAAAACGCAATTTGTTATAATCAAATAATTCCCCGGACAGTTTACCATGTTCCACATTAAATTTATTACAAGCCACGGCAAGACTCATGTTTGTTTGTAAATAAGCATCTCTAAATTCTAGTTTTTCATCAAACATAGTACATTTTAATATTTTACGCGACTTTACAGCAAACACCTCTTCGGGCTGAAAATGATATATTCCAGATAAAAATTGAAATTCATATGATAAATTCCAAACGTAAATTACTACTGTTTCTTCGCTTTCAAGCTGACTTGTAATATATTTGCACATGGAAAGAAATTCGTCCCAAGTTCTACCTGTTATAACTGCATAAGTACCCTCTGCGAACTGCCAGTGATACATTATTGTTGCTTCTTCTTTTTTAGCTATTAATTCCCCCGTTTCTTTATTTTTTTCATATTTTTCTTTTGGCATAAATTGAGTAATTCGAGTAGTTTCTATATCAAACGCTGTTATAACATTTTTATATTTCCGCAATTTCTTTTTTGTTCTGTTATTACCGCGAGGGCGATTTAACAGAGT